GCAGAAGTTGGTCAGACATACCTTCCTAATATTGATTTCAAGGATTTGCCCTCTGCTATTCTTCGTCTGCAAAAAGAAGTTTCTGATTTTCTGAAATGTCGCGAGGATCTCGTTGATATTACTTGCGACGGCATAATCACGGAAGAGGAAATGCCACGATACAAACAAATTTTGAAAGAATTGGACGATATTGTGGCTGCGATTGTGTCACTTGAATGCGCAAAAACACGATAATACTTTTCAGCACAAAATACTAAAAAGGAGGTTTACGCACAATGAGTTCAAAGCCAACAAAAGCGGCTAATAGCCCCTATTATAAGGCGCGGATAAAGGCTTCTGTACATAATAATCGCCTAAACAGCAGGGAGGGTGCATCTGAAATTGTCTGTATTGAACGTACTCGACTCGCAAATATTGAACTTGGCAATATTATCCCGCACCCGGAGGAGGTCAATTTGATGGTAGGATCCTACAATGCTCCGGAATTGCTGAATTACTTTTGTTCGCAACAGTGTCCTCTTGGATGTGGGCGTGTAGACAAGCTCAAACCCCGGAACTTGGAAAGCGCCGCCATGAAATTTAAGCGACTTATTAGGAACATCGATGATATTGCGGATAATATCTCTGACATTTCCGAGGACGGACAGATTTCAGCAAGCGAAAAGCCGGTATTTAACCAGAATCTTGCAAAGCTTCAGGATATCAAAAAATCCATTGAGGAGCTGATCCTTGTGGCGGAGCAGTCAAGTGGAGGTGATTAGATTGGACAAGCAGACTCGAAAGTACATAGCGGACCTTAAACAACGTGCCGGCCAACTTCGGCGGCAGTATCACTTTTCTCGCACGGTGGCCGGAGCGACAAGCTGCTGGCTCGGTGGAGTAAAGACAGAACACATCGGTACTGTATTGGTGCTGATGACTGAAAGGAAGTAAAAATAATATGAGACTTCGTAAACAAGCGCTGGGTGATCGCAACATTATTGGCGCACGCGTCGAAAAAGCGCGTAAAAATCAAGGCATGAAGCAAACGGAACTTTTAGCGCATATGCAAACAAAGGGAATCGACCTGAATTCCTCCGCATTATCAAAGCTTGAGGGGCAAATTCGTGGCGTGATGGACTTTGAACTGGACGCTCTGGCCGATATCCTCGACGTTTCTGTAAATTGGCTTTTAGGCCGGGAGGAATAGTGATGACTGCAAGGTGCAAATCCTGTAAGCAGCACTGGAATATCAGTATTAAGCAACACATCCCGTCGAGCGGTTATCTTTGCCCACGCTGTACTGGCCGTTTGATTGCAAAGCGTCGTAGCAGGGAAATGCGAGAAAAATATCAGGCCCTTGGGATTATAAAAGGAGGACAAGCAAATGCTTGAAGGATTTATTACATTGGTTCTCGTTGGTGGAGCCCTAACAATTGGTATCGCCTTAATAGCCGGAATCAGCCGCCTTATCTACTTGATTGACGATCAGCGTATTTACCGCAGACGCAAGGAAGCGATTTCCGCCGTTAAACTTTATCGCATGGTCAATCAGCGTGTCGGCAGTAATTTGACCATTTCCGAGTATGACGACGCGGTTAAATATACCATCCGCAAATATCACCTTGAGGACCGCAACGGTGCCATGGACTTCCGCGGACAGGATATCGCGTACATAAGCATGCTGATCAGCGAGGCAGTTCAGCAAAACCGTATGTTTCAAACTATTTTAGCAATCGCACAGGCTGATGCGGAACTGGCCGCCTCAGAATATGAAACTGAAAGGAAGGTAATCACAGCATGAACATTCAAAATAATCACGCAGTCAAAATCTTTCATGATTCACTGGAAAGTATCACCGGTTCGGAAACTCTTGAGAAGGCAGAATCTACGACACAACTGACCCGTGGATATCTTGTTGGAATACGGCTACTGAATCTTATCAACGATAGTCAGTATGATGCCATGAACAACTTACTGGAGATTGCGACTCAAACAGCCCGCAAGCACATAAAAAAAGCCGCCCACGGCGTTACGAGCACCGAGAGCGACAAAGCAAATGAATATAAATCCAGTGTAGACGAAAACAGAGGGGATGTCAAGAGCTCCGGCTATACAGCGCAGGATCTTGCATTAGCTTTGAAAATCTTAATTGCTGTAATGAAAGAATCCCGCATTAGTGACGAAGCAATTTTTGAAACTATATTTTCAGTATTGTCTCGAAGGACGGAGGCGATCGAATGAAACTTTTAAATCTTACTCTTGATAATTTTAAGGCTACCAAGCATTACGAGTTAGAGCCGAATGGATCCAGTATGGATGTATACGGAGACAATGACGTTGGTAAAACGACTTTAGCGGATGCCTATTTTTGGCTTTTAGTTGGAAAAAACTCCATCAATAAATCTGATTTTCCTATCCTGCCTACGGATGAGGATGGAAACATAATTGAAGGACTTGACGCGTCTGTTTCTGGATCTTTTCTTGATGAAAATAGTCAGGAATTTTCATTACGCCGTGTATACCATCAGGTATTTCGTAGGAAAAATGGTGAAGCAGAACAAGAAGTTAAAGGCAATACCACGGATTTTTTTATAAATGGCGTTCCAAAATCAATGAAAGATTATACCGCTTTTGTCTCGGGTATTTGCGACGAGAAAACGTTTATGGTATTGACAGATTTTGATATGTTTGCCAAAAAAATGGACTGGAAAGACCGTCGTGATATACTGATTCGTCTTTTTTCTCCAGACACTGACGATTTGGCGATCATTAACAGTCACGACGAGCTGAAGCCGCTCCTCGGTTACATAGGGTTTAAGTCCGTTGATGATTATGCAGAAATCACCAAAGCTGACCGCAAGAGAATAAATACCCAGTTAGATGGCATTCCCGGTCGTATTGATGAGGCTGAAAAGGCCAAACCCTTTGATGCTCCTACGGCGGATGACGGACCGGAGGCGCTCCGCCTATCCAAAACTAAAATCCAGCTTGAAAGTAACCTGCAAAAAATCCGTAATGGCGAAAGCGCTGCGTCCCTACGTAAAAAGATTGCAGAACTGCAGGCAGATATTTCTACCGCCAAAACGGCTTATATCCGAAAAACCGCCGGCGGCAACACTGCCCTTGAAGCGGAGGCCGCTACGCTCCGGTCAACAATCAGCAATCTGCGCAATTCCATTGCCAAGAATCAAGCCTGTATTTTCAGTGCAACTGGTTTAGTTGATGGTCTTACAAAAGAAATTGAGGATTTGCGCACCCGGTGTGTGGCTAAGTTCGCCGAGGAAATGAATCCCACATCAGGCCGATGCCCGACATGTGGTCGTGAGTATCCTCCTGAACAGATAGACGAATTGCGGGAGACGTTCAACTACAATAAGGCTGAGAGTTTAAAGAAATTAGAAACAAAGGGTCAGCAGTTGGCCTGTGACAAGGGCAATCTTGAAAAATCTCTTGAAGAAGACAGGCAGCAATTGCAGGCCGATGAGCAGAGTCTGAAACACTCTGAATCGCGTTTGGAGCAGCTGAACAAATCCTACGCTAACCCGCCAGCGTTTGAGACCACCGCGGAATATAAAAAGCTTCAGGACGAACTTTCCGCCGCCGAGCATGACCTATCCACCGTGGATGCGGTTGCTGCAAAGCAGTCTGAAAAATTGACCGCTCAGCTCGAAGCGGTCATAGAGCAGATTGACGCTATCAAGCAGCGCATGACCTCCAAGAGCATCGTGGAGCAGCAGGACAAGCGCATCGCCGAGCTGAAGGCGCAGGAAAAGGAACTGGCACAGCTATTGGCCACCTATGACAACGGGTTACTGCTGGCCGAGAAGTTCGTTCAGACCAAAGCCCATGACATTGAACAGAAGGTCAACAGCGCCTTCCGGATTGTACGTTGGAAATTATTTATCAAACAGGGCAACGGTGGAATCAGAGCCTGCTGCGAGGCTACTGTAAAGGGAATTGGGTACGGAAATGGCCTGAATACAGGTAAAGAGTTTAATGCTGGGTTGGATATCATCAGCACTCTTGGTCATGCATTCGGAATTTCAGTTCCTGTTTGGATTGATAATGCGGAACGTGTTACCCGCTTCCTCCCAATCGATGCGCAGCTGATCAGGCTGCATGTGTCCGCCAGGGACAAGCAGCTGAGAGCGGAGGTGCGGGAATGAATAAACAAATCATACATGCCCTGCGAGAGCTGGGCGTTCCGGCTCATCTGGAAGGCTATGAATATATCAAAATGGAATTGGAACTGTGCCTTGATAAAAAATCAGCTATTAACGCCATGACCAAAGGAATTTATCCCACCGTTGCCAACTGTTTTGATACAACGCCAGCCCGTGTGGAGCGCGCAACCCGCCATGCCATTGAAACTGCATGGGAACGTGGAAACACGGATATTCTTCACCATTATTTTGGTAATACTGTGAGTGCTGAACGAGGAAAGCCAACAAATGCAGAGTTTATAGCTACAGTCGCTGAAACGCTCCGGATGGAGCAGGAGGAAGGTGGTACTCAATGACCACCTACACCTGTAAATGCGGAAAAACCTTTGAAGGCAAAGGCGATTCGGTCACAACTGGAATGAGAGTTCTGCGTGCTGATTACACTGTAGATCACTTTTGTTTTGGGTGTCCCTTTATGAAAGATGTAAATGTGGATTTCCTTGAATGCCGCGGTACCCGCGAAACGCCGGTTTATGGTACAACAGCCAGCTGCGTGTCTTCCAAAGCATCAACGCTGCATGTCAGCTCGCTTGATTTTGATTTCATTCGGGAGATGAGCGACTTTTACAATTCTCTGGCTGTGGAACCGCCGAAAAACACTCCGACTCCAGGCATGGAAGGCGGCAGCGGAAAATATCCTTTCTCTTTTGATTTTCCTAAAAACAACAAAGGGGAAAAAGCAAAGCGTGAACTTATTGACCGTTTCTTTGCTCCAGTGCAGGGTGAAGACAATTACCGAGAAATGTTCTACCGCAAAGATATTTCGGGTTGGGCCGAACAAACCAACCTTTACCACAAAATCAGTAAAGCCAAAGAGGAGGCTAAAGCTATGAGTTTACAGACTGAAACGACCGTTTTTGTCGGTACTATGTACCGGCACGGCGGCAGAGTTTTACATATTGGACCATCCGAAGAAAAATTCCGTACATTCTTTTATTTTTTGGAGGATCCTTCAGATGAAATTTTTCTTGGTGCGCTCCCCAAATGTGACACCCCGGAGATTGCACAGAAAATTCTGGATGATTACGCTGCAAGACACGATTATGAAGTTTATGAACCAACAAGCGAGGCGGAATCGCCTCTTACATCGGATTTGTCCTCCGATGATACACCTGCCGAAGCTGCCGGTGAGCCCGAAGATAATGAGCCCGCCGCGCAGCCGGAGCAGGACGATATTCCGGATTCTGAGAACGATGAGCCTGATCCCAATAACAATTCTGATGATCCTGATAACGATCAGGCTAACAACCCTCCTGTTTCCTGCGACTGGCAGAACGCTTCCGGTGCTGATGAGGATGAGGAAATGCCGGATGCAGACATTCCAAGCGGTCAGCCGGTTAGTCTTCGTGATAGCGTTTTCGATGAAATCATCAATGCATGTGATGCAAAAATCAATTCAGCATTGCGTGTGATGCTTGAATCTCACCAACGCAAATTCGACTTTACCGCGAAAATCAGTTTTGAACTACAGGGCGATATGCTGGCCGTTACCCATGAAACCGGGTATAAATTCGAGCCTATTAACTACAAGGATAAAAAGACCTTGTATGAGGATATCCAGATTGTTCTGGGAGCCGATGGCAATCCGATGATTCCATATGACCGCGAACATCAAATAAATTTTGATGAAATTCAGCCTGGTCGTGTAATTCCACCGTCACCAGTCACTACCACAGTGGATGGAAATACCGGACTGGTGGAAGACGTGCAGATTGATGAGGAGGATCAGGCTTCGAATCCGGAAGACGGTTCCAACGGAGATGATGCTCCGGTGATTAACGAGTTTTCCGAGGAAAGTCCCCTTCTCATCCCGTGTGATCATCAGGATTGCCCATTCTATGGTACGGCTGATGATGGAAGATCGAGGTGCTTGTTTGACACCGAGTCGAAAGACGATATCAATTTTGCGGGCGATGTCTGGACGGCCGTAAATATGGAAAACTGCCAGCGCATAGCCGTACTGCAAGCCTATCGAAAAAACAATCCTGAAGAGGATTACGACGAATCTAACGATTTCCCCGATGATTCGGGAGACCTGCCATTTGACGTGCAAGAAATATACGAGGAGGATTCAGCATCATGAAAACTAACATTATTAAATTAAAGTTTATGCGGTACGGAGAGGCTTCCGGCCGAGATTACACCTATTTCACACCCGAGGATGTTGCCGTTGGCGATTTGGTCGAAATTGAGGGCAAGGCGGGCATAGTACAAGGTATGGTTACCGCCATCAATGTACCGGAAGAAGAGATTGCTACCTTCAGGGATCGGGCGAAAACCATCATTGGCAAGGTTCCAGAAAGCAAGCCCACCAAGCCTATAAAAGAGTTTGATGTATCAAAAGCGGTAGCTGCACAGGCACAATATTGTAATCTAAAAAATTACCCACATTTTGCACCTGGTAGTGGCGTTTGCTATAGGTGTCACAAAAACATCTATGAACAAATCGGCTGGAAAATTGAGAATGGAATGAAAACTCGTGTTTCGATTGATTCCACTGAACTGAATTACACAACCGGCATTGATGTAGAAAAAGCGGGCAAAGAACTGGTAACAGGCTGCCCACATTGTAACCGCAGTTATTGCGATTAGTAGGAGGAGAAATATTATGAGTGAAAATTCACTTGCAAAAGTAGACCAATTCAAAGGAATTCTGAATTCCCAAACTATACGAGCGCAACTGAAGAACAGCCTAAAGGAAAATGCTGGCGCCTTCATGTCCAGCATGATTGATCTATATTCTGGCGATAATACCCTACAAAAGTGCGACCCTGAAAAGGTTGCACTTGAGTGCGTTAAGGCAGCAGCCCTTAAGCTGCCACTTGTCAAATCGCTTGGCTTTGCCTATGTGGTGCCGTATAAGAATATACCAACATTCACCATCGGATATAAGGGTCTCATCCAACTGGCTCAGCGTACCGGTCAGTACAAATTTATCAACACTGACACTGTCTATGAAGGTGAACTTGCCGAGTCTGATAAATTAAGCGGTATGATCGACCTTTCCGGAGAGCGCACAAGTGACAAGGTGGTTGGTTATTTTGCCTATTTCAAGTTATTGACGGATTTTGAAAAAATCTTATACATGACAAAAGAGGAAGTACAGGCATGGGCCGAAAAATACAGTCCAAGTTACAACAGTAGTTATTCGCCGTGGAAAACGGAGTTCGATAAAATGGCACAGAAAACAGTTTTACGTCGGTTGATTGGTACATATGGCCCCATGTCACAGGAAATGCAGACAGCGCTGACAACTGACGACCACGGCACGACACCCCAGCAGGAAGCAAAAGAACGTGCTAATCAGAAACCTATTGATATAAGTTACACTGATGTAGACCCCGAAACCGGCGAAGTAATAGAACCAGGTGCGGAAAAACCTGAATCAGATAACAATCTTGCCCCTGCCGCGCCGCAGGAGCCGCCAGAAGAGAAACCGAGTCAAACTACACCGAAGACCACAAAGAAGCCCACAAGCGGCTATAACCCCGCATTTTAAAGTATGATTGATGTAAAGTGCCTTGCCTCCGGTAGTTCCGGCAACTCTTATGCCATTGACGATGGTGAGAGTGTGCTGCTCCTGGAGGCGGGCATTCCCGCTAAAAAGATAATGACTGGGTATTTGGATATGATTCCTCGCATTGCAGGTTGCTTGATTACCCACGAGCACGGTGATCACGCCAAAGGTGCTGCAGATCTTGCGGCCAAAGGCATTGATCTATATGCTACCGCCGGAACGTTTGAGGGGATAGAAGGTATAGATCGTCCATATCGCAAGCACGTTGTCCGCGTTGGTGAGCAGTTTCGATTATCAAGTTGGACGGTGCTGCCGTTTGAATCAGAGCACGATTGTAATGAGCCGTGCGGGTACCTGATTTATTCCCATGTTGCTCAGGAGAAGCTGCTATTTGCGACGGATACATTCTACATACCGAACACCTTTAAGGCCCTGAACTATATCATGGTGGAATGCAATTACAGTTTTCCTATGCTCAATGAGAGCATTCGCTCCGGTCTGATTCCGGAACAGCTGAAGGGCAGATTATTACGCAGTCATTTCAGTCTTGAACACGTAAAAGAGTTTTTGGCTGCCAACGATATGAATACAGTGCGGCATATTTATTTGATTCATTTATCCGGTAACAACAGCAACCCGGAGCAATTTAAACGAGAAATTCAACGCGTGGCCGGGAAACCGGTAACAGTATTTTAAAGAGGTGGGTTGCGTATGTCTCCATGGCTTCCGGCTTATTCGGATTTAGGAAAACATAAAAAGACACTTGCATTGGCACGAATATTAAAAGTTGAAAGAAGATACGCGGTCGGATTGCTACTGGACTTTTGGTGGTGGGGACTTGATAACGCCGATTCTGATGGGAATCTGAACGGCCTTACACCGCAGGATATAGCTGTTGCACTGGACTGGCCTATGAAAAAAGCGCAGGCATTGATTGATGCGCTTCGGGAAGCCGGATGGATCGAAACCCACGATTCCACATATGTGATTCATGACTGGTCTGACTACACTGGAGCGCTGAATGAAAAGAGGCAGTTCCAAAAGGAGCAGAATAAAATTCGGCAGCAAAAACGACGTAAAAGATTAGCTTCGCAAAATATGGATGAAGAATCACCTGTCACGAAAAATAATCAACATGTCACGCGTGACATACCATTTAAAAATAGTGATTGTAACGCACCTACAGTACAGAACACTACAGTACAGTACAAAAATAAGCTTAGTGATAATAATAACCCCGTACCTTACACGGAAGAAAGTGCGACGGAAAGTGAAATGCGGGATTTGACTATTGTCGGTGAAGCTTTTCAAAACGGTGTGAAGGACGTTGTTTCCTCACACGACAGTGAAAGCCTGCAGGCTTTAATAAAAAAATACTCGGTGAGCCGGGTGTTGGCGGCTATCGACGAGGCCAAGAAGTGCAAGGGCCATTCAGCTGCATACGTGAAGCGGGTACTTGAGGGATGGGAACGGGACGAAAAGAGCCCGCCGGGACAATCATCCGGTCCCGACCTGATGGATCCTGAGCGATATAAAAATTTTGGGAAGTGATGGACATGAACGAAAAACCGCTTGAAAAACTGGCTCCCTTCTTCCCACTGCGGGACAAAATATGTGATACCGGGGAAGTGTGCCCAACGTGCGGAGAGCACATTATGGCACTCCGATTCTTTGATAATTATGGCAAACCCGTGATTTTAAAAAAGCCCTGCGCCTGCCGCAATGCGGAAGTTTTGGCCGAAGATGCGGCCAAGGCAGCAGCCAAGGCGGAAGAAAACCGCAAAAAGCGGTATGCATGGGCGGAAATTCCGGAACTGTTTACCGAGGCAACGCTGAAGGGGTACAAGCGCCTGCAGGGGACAGAGGGTGCATTTACGGTTGTGAAGGATTACCTGCTGAACCGTGAAAACAACTTTCGTTCCGGCAATGGTATGATCCTGATGGGCGCCGTGGGATGCGGCAAGACGCACCTTGGTTGCGCAGTCCTGAACTGTTCGCTTGAAGACGGATACCGGGCGGCGTATTGGAATGTGCCGCGACAACTTGAAATGTTGATGCCCGGGGGAGCCGACGAAGTCGACCAAAGCCGAATTTTGGACAAGGCTCTGCTGGCGCAGGTGTTGCTCATGGATGACCTGGGTGCAGAGAAGTCCAGTGAATGGACCCGCAAAGAGCTGATGATTATTCTTGATGAGCGGTACCGGGCGAATAAGCCAACGATCATCACCAGCAACCTGATGCTCACTGATGACGAGCTGCGCAAGACCTGCGGTGACCGTGCATACAGCCGGTTATGCTCCGACCATTATCAGGCTGTGGCGCTGACCGCGGAGGATTATAGGAGGCGTAAAATTTGAAATTATGGTTAAAAATCCGAATTGGACTCCTGCGGAAGTTGAACAACTCCGGGGATTGTGGGGAATAAAAACAGTTCCTCAAATAGCGAAAATCATGAAACGCAGTGAAAATGGAATAAAGGTTAAATCGAAACGGTTGAAATTGGGAGCCTTTAAAGACAGCAGCGAATATCTTCCGGCCCGGCAAGTATCTGACCTGTTAGGGGTGGATTGTCATTGCGTTACGGATTACTGGATACCAAAGCAAGGGCTTAAATTCAAAAAGATAAATCCATGGGGTGGAAAATCATTTACTTACATCAATATTTCTACACTTTTGGAATGGCTTAAAGAGCATCCAGACAAGTGGGATAGCCGCAGGGTTGAGCTGTATGCTCTCGGCAAAGAACCTGACTGGTTGAAGAAAAAGCGCAAGGATGATATCGCTCTTGCTGCGCAAAAAGGCTCATGCGGTAAAAAATGGACTTTGACGGAAGATAAAAGGGCAATTGACCTTTACCGACAGGGCAAAACTATTCAGCAAATTTCGGATATTCTTAACCGATCTCATGCAGGCGTTGAACACCGACTGTCCAGACTGGATGTTTGGGGTACCGGAAAGTATATTCCCGAAAAAGAGCGAAATCAGATAAAAATTGAGAAGCAGCACAGACTGAAAATGCGCCAATTGATTATGGTTTTAAAAGCTCGCAAAAACGCCTTAAATTTTGATGGTTACTGGCAAAAAGATATGTGCATGCATTGGAATGACTTAAAGGGATGCACCGCTAATGAAGAAAATTGCGACAGCTGTGTATCATTTCAGCGGGTTAAGGAGCAATATTGCCGGCGCTGCGGTGCGACGATTATATGCCGAGAAAAGAAGAATATTTGTGACAGATGTGCCGAGCAGCGTCGCAAACAGTTTCAGCGTAAATATGCAGTGATGCATTCCCGCGGCGCATGGAACAACGATAAAAAGAAGGTAGGGTGACAATGAATTCAATTAATTTTACCATCCCAGGCCCGCCGGTCGGAAAGGCCCGTCCAAAGGTGGTTCGGCTGAAGAATGGATTCAGCCATACATATACCCCGGACAAGACTGTCTCTTATGAGGAGCTGACGCGCCAGCGATATTTGTCAGCAACGAATAATTTTCGATTTGAAGATGACGCCCAGCTCTGCATCCAGGTTACAGCATATTTTCCGGTACCGGCCAGCAAGAGCAAAAAGGTTAAAGCGGCCATGTTGGCCAGACAAATTAAGCCGGCCAAGAAACCTGATTGCGACAACATTATGAAAATCATCTGTGATGCGCTTAACGGTTTTGCCTATAAGGATGACGCGCAGATCGTCCTGGCGCAGATCGGCAAGGAGTACGCCGAAGACGGTCGGACGGCCGTAAAAATTTGGGAGGTTTAAAAACAATGGGTGAATTATCTTACGGTGATAAAATTTTTAAACTACTGCATCAGTGTAATAAGGACAGCGATAAACCTGATTTGCATAGTTTTATTGCTAATATTAAGGATGGTACGGTTTTTGTCGAGTGCAGAGGATATGAAGTTTATATAGATTCCACACTCCGAGGGGGAAACGGAGAAAAGAAATCGCGATGGGTTGGTACAACAACGGCGGCGTCAAACAAGCTTGAAATGCTTGGAATTGATTTACAGTCTGTTGATATTTGAGGTGAAAACGATGGATGAATTAAAGGCGTGCCCTGTTACTCCAGAAGAAGCTGCAAAGGCTTATGATGATTTGATGCTTATTTATCCGCAAAGCCCTGCACAGCGAAATGCTTTATTAATGGCTGGAAAAGCGCTTATGCGGCTTGTATTTAACTCTAACTGTACCCAGCAGGAAAACAAGCCGCTGATTATTAGCTTGCCGTGCAAAGTTGGGAGTACGGTTTATGTAATTGCCAAATGCGAAGAAATCATGATGCATCAGGACAATGATTATTTGAACGGAACCGGCGAGGTGACTTGCCCGTTTGAAAGTAATTGTGATTACGAAGAATGTAATAACCAGAATGTTCAAATATTTGAGACAGTAGTTTCAAGTTTTATGGTAGAAAAAGATTATATTGCGTTTTGGACGGAACATTTAGCTCCAGAATATCGAATGGATGATTTCGGGAGAACCGTCTTTTTGACCCGGGAGGAAGCTGAAAAAGCACTTGTGGAACAGGGGGATAGTCATGAAAAAGACTAAACGGCAGCAGCAAGCGCAAGGCCTATCTTATGCACAGCGCTTGCAGATGCAGAAATTTCAAACAATTGCCCAGCAGCGGGATGATGCCGCAATGATCGCGCTCATGCTTTCCTGCGTGGCCCTAAACGATACTGAGCACTTGGGGCCGGTGAGAATTCACCGGTTCGCAGATCGGCTAAATGAGCTCATCAAGGAATTTTATGGCGACCGGGAAATGGGTGTCATACACCTGCACAGTAGGCTTCAGCAGATGGGGTTTCAAGATGAAATTGAGAACTTAGAGAAAATCGCGGGG